GCCCCACACGTTACCGAACTTGCGTGCCGTAGCTTCTGCACCGACTGCAGCGTTCTGCGAGAGGCCCACGAAGTGGTACTCAAGTTCACGCTTGGCTTCTGCCGACTTCTTACCGAGTTGGTAAGCGAGTTCCTTGGCGCGACCGTACGTCGAAACCGTGTCAGCCGTGTTCGAGACCTTCACAGTCTTCTGAAGGATCTGCGTGTAGTTCGAACGCATGACGGTTGCGCTCAGCGTGCTATCAACTGCATCAGCACCTTCGAGGACCGCATTGGCAGCCACAGCAGCCAGCGAGTCTTCTTGCCATTGGTACAGCGTGTTGCTGACCTTGTCACCCTTAACGAGCGTGGTAAACGGCGTGAGGGTCGGGCTGATGTTCGAGATCACATCGCTGATGTCTTCCTTCTTGCCAACTTGATCGTACGTCTTGAATGCGGTATTGCTCATGGTATTGAATTTCCTAAATGGAGAAAGGGATTAGTCCTGCGCCCATCGGGCCAAGAAGAGGTCTGCTGCGTCATCCGTGGTACCCGAGGCTTTCAATCGCTTCATTTGGGCAGCCGTACGGTCTTCCTTGACATCACGACCAGTGGTGGTCTTGGTAGTCTTGAGGACCTTCTTGGGTTGAACAGTCTTCTTCTTGGTGGTGATGGTTTTAGCCTTGTCGAACGTCATGGCCTTGTGGATCAATTGGATTGCCACAGGGTCAACCATTGCATTCACGATCTCAGCGGGGAGACCCTTTTCGATTGCATAGGTACGCACGGAGTCATACACGGCCTGGTTCCAGCCTGGGATAGCAGTCTTGAGGACCTCAACGGCCTTCTTGGCCTCAGTCTTCAGGGTTGCTTGTCGCTGCTCATTCGCGTTCTTAACGAACTCGTCAGCTTCTTGAGTGATGAATCGGAAGTCCTCATAGGCAGCCTGAGCTTCCTGACGCAATGCCGCGAACTCTTCGGTGTCCAATTGCTTGCTTGCAACGAGCATGTCAATCTTCGAGTACGGCTCCCATCGTGCGGCGGCTTTGTCGTACACTCGTTGCATCTGTGCAGCCAGCTTGGCACCGTTCGCTTCTACTTCCTTGCGCTCGGTTGCTACTGCTTGTGATTTCTTCGTCAGTGCCGCTTCTTGACCATAGAGGCGCTTTAGATCCTTGACGGATACCTCAAGCTCCTTGCCGTCCACCGGGACTTTGACTACAGCGTCATCGTCAAGGACCTTCCCCTTCTTCGGGGCTTCCTCTTCAACTTCGTCACTGTCTTCATCATCTTCAGCTTCCGACTCGTCGCCTTCTTCAGGGTCCGCTTCCGTTTCTTCTTCGTTCTCATCGCCTTCTTCGGCTTCAGTCTCTACCGGCTCATCATCGGTTTCGACTTCTTCGTCCTCAGGACTTTCGGATACCTTTTCAGGGTCCTCTTCGCTCCATCGCGACAGAAATTGTTCTGCTGCGCCGTCTTCATCGATACTAAGGGCAGCGCTTTGTTCAGCGTTGACGCCCGATTGGGTAGTCATAGTGTTTGTTACTCTTCAGTGGGGGTAAGTAACTGGTCCTTTTGATGGACCCAGTCTTTGAGTTCAGCGGTGATGTCCTGCAGTGCTCTAATCTGGAAGAAGGCAAGCTCTCGCTTCTCTTTATCCTCAGGGGCACTCGTAGTAATCAGCGCTAGATTTTGGTTGTATAGCTCGTTGACGGCGACTGTGAAGGCTTCCTCGGAAAGAAGTGCTTCAGCAGCCGTACCGCGTTTGAGCGTGAGTTCTTCGCTCATGTGACTTTAGTTAGGGGAGACGATTGCCTTACCGGAAGCCGGGTCAGCAGCGATCATGTCCTTGGCCTGTTGGAGTTCCTGGACCGCAATAGCAGACTTCGAGGTAACGTCGTATTCCTTGATGTCCAACTCGCGGGTCTTGCGGGCATCTTCAAGTTGCACTTCCATCTCAGCGATCTTCGCCTGGAGTTGCTCAATCGAGATGTGTCCTTCAACCTTCTGCTTCGAGGTCTGAGCAACAGCTTCCTGAACAGCAACCTTGCGTTCTTCCAGTTCCAGTTCCTTGACCATCTTCGGATCAGGTTGCGGAGGCGGAAGCTTCTTGGGATCAGTGAGAAACAGTTGGGCATCCTTCACGCCCATCTTCTCTAGGATCTTCATCTGGAGGGCAAAGCGGTTACCCTCTTGGTACATCCGAGCGTTCGCAGGGTCCTGTGCAAGAGCCGCGTGAACCTGGATGTACTTCTGTGCTTCCTGAGCTTGCGCAGAGGCTCCAAGGTGGAGTTCCACGGTGCAGGTAACATCCTCATCCCACTCTTCGACCTTCACAGGGACGAAGTTGCCAGCAACACGGATGACCTTATCTTTCTTCTCGTTCGCAAGGACCAGACGATAAACCTCAAGATAGAGAGGCTTGATGAACTGGTTAGCGAAGTTCCGAGCGATGATCTTCTCGCGTTGCTGCGACAGGGACACCAGACCCTCGACCATGCCTTGAGAGTTCTGCTTACTCAGGGCATCCTTATTCAACCCTTGGGACAGCTTGGATACACCAGTGACCTCTTCCTTCTCCTCATCGAGAAGCTGAAGCGTCTGGAACACGTAGGGGTTGAGGCCAGCTTGGGGAAGCGGAAGGAGACCATCAGGACGCGTGACGTTGACCAAGCCACCTACACGGTTCTCAAGGAGTTCCTTGGGATTCGAGAGGGCACCCTTCACAACCATCATGCGAGGGTTGTTGGTGATGACCGTGTGGTCCAAGATGCCGCGTGTGAGGACCGTACGAGCGTTCTGCGTGGGGATTACACGGGCACCGTAGTTGGAACCGTAGAACGCATGGGGCACTGGGTTGGGACAGAAGTGCAGGAACGGCTTCTTGTCTACCTGCTCCTTATCGAGGACCACGGAGCCAGCCATCGTGATCTTCCAGAGCTTCGTACGCCCTGTACCCTTCATATCGAGGTACATGTAGCACTCGTGCACCAGGACACCCGTGGAGGCCTCTTGGAGTTCCGAGTCATCCTCATTGAGCAGGGAGGCCCCAATGTCATCGAAGCGTGTGATCTTCTCCGGGTCTTGGCTCAGGTCATCGTAGGTACCCTCACCGCCGATCTCAGCAATCTTCTTGGGGTCGTAGCCTTCCTCGAGGAGATCCGATTTGGTCTTACGGGTTCTATGGGCTACGAAGGGTGCTTCGGCAATCGAGGTACTCGTAGAGGTGATCAGGAACTCTTCAGGAGGTACGTTGATGTACCGGACCTGAGAGCGATCCACAGTGCGCGTGAGGGTTCCTTCGCACAGCCCTGTCTCTTCATCGTGTTGAATGTCGATGCTCTTTACGTCAGGCTGTGAGGCCAGTACGTCGCACTCTTCAATCGTGATGTTGTTGAACTCTTCAACTACGTCCTCTTCACACTCATCCCACCAAATCTTGACGATACCGCAGCGTGCGATAAGGCCGTCATGGATCAGTTGGGAGAAGATGTTATAGGATTCGTTCTGGCGGTGGACAACGTAGTCGGCAAACTCCGTAGCAATCCGCATTGACTCAACGTCGTCTGGAGTCTGCGGGTCGAACGAGACGATTCTGTTACCGGAACTGAAGGTTTCCAACAGTACTGCTTTCATGGATTCCACAGCATCGTAGACATCCATACTTACATATTTTGAATTACCTGAGTGAGCGGGCTTAGGCTTGACACCCTGGTAATATTCCAAGACGTTCTGCCGCTCTTCGGAGAGCTTCGAGTCGTAGTAGGCGGACGAGGACTTAATCTGCCGTTCCACTAAAACCTTTAGCTCATCCTTTGACACAGGCTTGAACTTGTCAGAAGCTTTAGCCATAAATTTAAATCATCTCAATGTAGTAATCTGACGTGACCTCGATAGGTACAAAATGTCCGTCATGTATGAAATTGCAAATAGCGAGACTCATCACCGCGTCATCGAAGCAGCCTGATTCAGCCTCTAGCTTTCCGTCATCAGTCACTACATATGTCTGACACTCACGGAGGGTGAGCTTGTCATTCACAGTGATTGAGTTCTCACGGAAGGCTTGGCGTAGCTTGTCGATAATGAGGGGCTTGGTCTTAACCGTAGTGCGGAAACCATAGGTCACCGTTTCGTTCTCCGTCTGCTTATCAACGGAGGTTTCGAAATAGATGTTCGGATAGGCTAGGTCTTTACCAAGGCGTGTACACGTCAAGATGCCGTGGTTGTTAGATTCCACAGCAATCTTTGCGGTGTTGAAGAAGTACCCAAGTTTCTCAAGGACGGTGGCAAAGTAGTCAGGGTGTACTTGGGATCTATAGATGCCGACCTGCTGCTTCTTGGAGTCGAGGATCTGTGCGACAGACCAGTCTCCCCCACGTACGCCCATAGCCACGTCAGCCCCAATATAGTAGGTCTCCCCTGGGTTGACGTGCTGGTAGAGAATCAAGGAACCAC